AATCTCAGCCGACCTATCTAAGACTTGACTAGGGTTAGTAATAGATATAGGTAGGTTATGATCTATCTTAGATAGCTTAGAATTGTCTGATATTTCTAAGACATCGCAGCGGATCTTTTCTTCAAAGCTCATTTAATCTTTTTCCACATCCATTGCTGCTGCAATAAACGAATAGTTTGCAGCATCAAGCGCGTGATCCTCTGCGTATCCAGCGTTCCATCGGGCCAGCTTCATCTCGATCAGCATCCTGGCTACCTCTGCCGGTGTAACCTGCTTCCGCAGCACCAGGCTCCACCTGGCCGCTATTTCCTCGTACAGCGGCTTGTAGTTGCCCAGGCTGCCTGCCCTGTCTTCGTAGATCTTCATGGCCCTCTTGGCCAACCTCGGTGGATTTGCGTTGTATTTTTTCGGCATGTTCTCTCCAACATTCATCATTTGCACACACCAGCACTCCGCTGGCTAATATCACCCATGTCCCAGCCGCTATGGCGTGGCTTTGGCCGCAGGACACACACGGTTCCGCTCTGTTGTCCTTGTGATGGGTTTTCTTCTTCTTTGCCACGCATCATCTCCTTGACTTGCAATGCCATTTGCTCGACCACATAGCCCTCTGTAAGCGCACCATGGCCGCCATATTGTGTCTTTGCCCATGGCTCGATGCCCCAAGCCTCAGCAATCATGAACAGGCCCATACCTTCCCTGATTGACCAGTCGAAGTGATCCTGAGCCATGCTCCTACAAACCGTCATCGATAGTAATTCTGCCATCCAGCACCAGCCCCTCTAATTCTTCGTCTGTCATGCTCTCGAAATCAGCATCAACAAATGATGATTGCTGCCTGCTGTCCTCTGTCCTTGCCAGCTTGCGCCTGGCGTACTCATCACGCCTGGGAGAATGCACCGGCAAATCTTTGTCCTGGCCTTTGTACCCAGCCACCGGCGCATGCTTCGGCAAGCCAACAGCCTTGACCATCGGCACCCAGACAATCTCGACAGTGCTGTACCGGTGGCCACACTTACGGCACCGGCGTCTGCGCCTGGTCGTTTCGATGTCCTGGTAAACATAATCGCGGCTATCTTTGACTGATGTGGGGCCGTTACACTTTGGACAATTCATCTTCTTCGTCCTCTGTCAGCCGCCGGTAGCCTTTGTAATCGCACTCATGGCACCCAGCGATATCACCGCCTTTGTCCAAGCAATGCTCGCACTCAGCCACCCATTGAAAACCCAGCTCCGGCCATTCTAAGATCTGCACAATCGCCATCCTGCACCGCCTTTCATCGATTCCTCACATTGCAGAACAGCGTTGCTTTCTCTTGGCGAACAAGAAAAGCCAAGCGCCAAATCGGCTTAATCTTTCGCACGCTAATCAAACTTGCTATCTTCCATTCACGCAATGCGTGGTCAGTCACAACGCCAGTCACATCGCCTATTGTTGGCCTCGCACTTCCCCAAAAATTTATGAAATGCTGTTCAACGATTCCATTGACGCACTGAACACCCAGCACCGGGAATGTGAAAACAAGCAGCCCCTCGTCTTTTATCATTTCAAAAACGACTGGAAAAAACTTGCTGGGGTAGCCATAGCTGTCGATATCTATTACATCGTAGAGCTTATTTTCAGCGCGTAACTTGTAAATGTAATTGAAACTATCGCCTGTCGTTTCTTTTGTCAGAGATGTGACTTTGCCTAGCTTTTCATAATAGGCGGTGAGGTTTCCCTGCCCACCGAAAACCTCCAAAATATCGCCATAAATGTGGTCTTTTAATTCATCCAATTGATCAATCTTCTCTTTTGGATGATGGTGGGTATCTGCGTTTGCAGATTGCGCTTGGCGCGTAATTATGTGCTTTTCTGAATTTGTAAGTTTTTTAACCACCAGCGGCCTCACACAGCCGCTTGACCAGGCACCTGGCCTCGCCCTCACGCAGCTTCAACAATGGTTCTAGGTATCGCTCAATGTGATGTAACCGCTTGGCAACCAGGCAATACACGCCGCAGTCACGCAGCCTTTCATGGCAATCTTTCTGCTTTGGAGACACGCTGCCACCCTTTGGACGCTTGACCTCGATCATAATGGGGCCTTTGTCCTCGACACGCTTCCAGCCATGGTCAGGCACAAAAAGCTCGATGTCTGGCCACCCAGACACCGTACCCATGCGCTTCATTTTCATCTTGTAATTGACATGCCGCCTGCCCTCATTCGGGCTGTGATGCACGACAGAGCCGTGCGGCAGGGCATGTTCGAGCCACTGTATCATCCAGATGTGCAGCTCATCTTCCAACATCACATGCGCCGTATGTAAAAATCATTCGGCGTCACTGAACCGTCAGTCATTGTCATGATCCGTTCCATAAATTCCTGGTTTGGGATCATGCGGTTCTTGTGATGAATCGGCAGGCACCAACGCCTGGCGACAGTTGGGTGGGCCGCGCCTAGCAATTCAGCAAGCGACTTGTATGTAAGCTTTTTGCTCTTTCTGTATTCATCTAAGGTCATGCCCCCTTGTACCGTTATTGACACTAGCGGTCAATACTGTTAAGACCATGAATATGAATTGTCAGGAACTGTCTATGGAGCCTTGCCTATGAACTTGATACATATAGGTGTTATGAGTAATAACTTAAAATTCTACATCAAGATGTCTGGCAAGACACAAGTTGAGGTAGCAAAACTGAAAGGCATCGCTCCCGAAAGCCTTAGCCGACACATATCGGGCAGATCTCAGTTTAACATCCAGGACGCTATAGAGTACGCTGCAATTTTAGGTTGCACCCCCGAACAATTATTGTTCGAGCAAAAGCCCATCGAGGTTCTCGGCACAGTGCATCCAGATGAAACTGTCACGATGAGAGATCATTCGGAAGCTAAAGAACTGATTCAAATGAACATGACGCCCCAGGATAACTGGGGTTTGATGAGAATGGAGCATACAGGCCCTTGGAAATTTGCTGATGGTGGGTATTTGATGATCGACACAAAGGGCATACAAGAACAGAGAGTTTTGACTGCCTGTAATGGCGCAAGATCTCTTGTGAAAACAGCAGACGGCAGTATGGAACACACTACAGTTTACCCTCAACCAGATGGCAAATATACATTAGTTGGCGTTTGGCAAGCCGGAATCATAAGGCAAAATGTAGACTTAGTTTGTGGCTGCCCTGTCTTATCAGTCATTGTTCGCCCTGATTTGCTTGGTTGGCAAGCGTGGACTGATTAACAGTATTGACAGCATCTGTTAAGGAAGGCATAACACCTCTTGAGAGGTGTTTATGTCATTTGAAAACAGATTAAATCGCTTTAAGAAGCACGGTTACTTCGCTCACAGCAATCCAGGCATGCACGATGGGTACACCATTTGGGACAAAGGTGTGCTGCGCCGTGACCGGTACAAAGCCGCTGCAATCATCGAGGGTGACGCCCAGGGCGACATGGAATGGGCGAAGCACCGCCTAGCCATCGAAGGTAAATACACCGACAGTCGCGGTGACACCCAATACAACGACAATCCAAACATGTGCGCCGGTAGAGCCGTGCAGTTGTTCTCTGATGAACACCTGGCCGCTGATGTCCACCGGTCTGAGGCATACGCTGCCGCTATCGAGTATCTACAATGGTATCAGTCGCCTTCCTGGCGCGACAAAGAACAAGAGGCTGCAGTAATGCGGCATCGCGTTGAGCCAATGTACGATTCGCAGGGAAAAAAACTAAAGGCTGATGAAGCTGCCGGTCACTGCGAGTTTGAGCTGGTGTGTAACAATGCCGAGGCTGGGCTGCGTGAAGCCATGCGAGGCGACAACAAAATCACGCCGGAGATCACGCTGCGAGGCAAGCTGCCTGGCTGCCAGCTCGAGTATGTGGGCAAGCCTGACTACCAGGAAGGCAAAGTGGAGCTGAAGACGCAGTGGGACAGCAATGCCCACACAGACAGCCCCAGGGCCAACAGCCTGCCAAACGAAATTAGGGAAAATCATTTAACACAGATCGCCGGTTACAATTTGTTGTCCGGCCATGTGCCAAAGATTGTGTACGCCAACCGCCTGGGATACCGCGTGTTTGAGGCTACACAAGAACAGCTCGAATTCGGCATTGCCCGAATAGTCGAGGCATGCAAACGCCGTGAGCGTTTGTTGATGGCTCACGACAAGATCGAAGATGTGTTGCGGCTAACAGATCCAATGTGGTCGCACATGTTCGCGTGGCGTGGGTACAGCCCAGAAATCATCCATCAAGCAAAACAAATATGGGGTGACTGATGTTTTGGTTTTTTTCCAAACGACAGCGCGAGCTGGAGATCGAGCAACGCCGAATCAGGGCAGAGCTTGAGCAAATCAAGCATGACGCCATCGCTCGTGGCGTTTTGCAAAACGAAATGTATCTGATGATGAAAGAGAGGAACGATGCTACAGATGACTGATTTATTCGACAATGTGTCAGTGCCGCACCAAAGGCACAGCGATACTAGCGTTGAAGCCGCAGGCAAAGCCAAAGCTCAATTCAAAGGTAATTTGCTCAAAGTGTTGAAAGCGTTTGTCCACGCCGACAGGCTTGGGCTGACTGACGAGCAAGGCTGTGACGCCCTGGGCATGGATGGCAACAGCTACCGGCCCTCTCGCGTGACGCTTGAAAAACTGGGCATGGTCACAAGACTGGCGGCTACCAGAAAAACCAGATCAAACCGTAATGCTCACATTTACACAATCAGCATGGACGGTATGCTCGAGGCTTCGCGTTATGAGTGAGATGCCTGCTGAAATCGCAAAAGCGTTTGTTGCTTTTCAAGCGAACATCACAGACTTGAAGCACGACAAAGAAGGTCAAAGATCATCATACGCCAGTGTCGGCTCGATGATGACCCATGTCAGATCGGCTGCAAAAGATCAGGGGCTTGCGATCAGCATGCCCATGGCCTGGTCTGAGGGTGCAGGCTTTTTTATCAAGCCGGTGATCGCTCACAGCTCTGGCGAAAGCTGGTCGCCTGACCACTTGGCCTGGCCCATAATTGTGGATGACATGACAAACTGCCAAAAGATCGGCAGTGCCGTGTCATACGCCAGGCGATACCTGCTGCAGTCGATCCTGGGCTTGGCATCAGGCATCGAAGAAGATGATTTTGATACTGACGATGATGGATTGGCAAACGGCGGTTTATTAGATCCACCAAAACAAGATCAATGGACTGCTTGGGCAGACCAGGCGATCACAAATATCAACACAATCGAAAACGCAGACATCTTGGTGCAGTGGGATAAAGCTGAGAGCGACAACCAAGATCAATGCCACCTCATCGCGCCCGAGCAGTTGGAGCGTGTACAACAAGCCTACTTAGCAAGAAGGGAAAAGCTCAATGGCTAACAGACCACCACTATCAAACGGCAAATTTATTGTTGATGGATTGCGTGACAGCAATGGCCAGGCAATGGAATTGAAGGCAGCGGCATACATCAACACTGCGAAAGAGGATCGCTTCGATCAAAAAAAACAGGAGTTGGTGCAGCAAATCGCAAAGTTGATAGACGATAATGATTTAAGGCTGAGGATTACATTAACGCACCGTGTCGGCCCCGACTACAATAATTGGCCGGTCTTGGGTGATTTCAATTTGTTCCGGCCATGGCGTGATGACAATGCTGCGCCGGCGCAAGCACCGCAGCAGTCTGCTCCGAGTGGGCCGACAGGTGGCTGGAATGGTGGACAGTAAACAGCCTGTCTTTGTCGAGGTGCGTGAGGCTGCTATCGCGTTGTTTGGCCGATACACGCCTGGCACTAGGGATCGGGTGTACCGGTTCATCGACAACGGCATCATCAAAGCTGTCAAAGATGGCAGGAAATATTACATACCGCGTGTGGAGATCGAGCGGTATGAACAGGGAGAGAGGGGCTGACGCCCCTCTTACCAATTATCATTGTCGTGATCTGTCTCATCTTGATCGTGCAATTCTTCGTACATTGCAACGATCCGTGATCTTTCACTTTCATCGTGGATTTGCTCATACGCTTCAGCAATCACGCTTGCCCAGTCAGCGGTATAATCATGCTTCTTGCACAAGCTATGGGCTGCCATGAGGTGCTTTTTAATTTGCTGCATGTTGTTTTGCAAAACAGCAATGTCATAATCTGAAATTTTTGCTTTCACCAGTTTCTCCCTATTTGCCCAAGTAATCTGCCATAACATCCCTGGCTTGTTCAAGTTTGGCATCATCACGGAATGTGTGACCATACTGCGCCTCAGTAAACGAGCTGTTGTGGTGCCCCATCAGCTTGGCAACGCCATGTGCGTCCCTCGCTAGGCCGTTGAGCTGCATAGTGGCAAACGCATGACGCAATGCCTTCCAGTTAAACTCAGCCACGCCTGACCGGCGTTTCATGCGCAGCATCAAAGCCTGCAGCGTTTTGCGTGACATTGGCTGGCCCGAGCTGGTCTGGAACACATACGATTCGGCATCACGATACTTGAGACTGATCAACAGCTCAGGCAGCAGCTTGGCAAAGCCAGCACCGTATGGCACCTCGCGGAAACCGTACTTTGTCTTTGGATCGCCGCGCTCCAAGCTGCCGCTTTTGATTGCACCGGTAATCCGAATCACCTCACGCTGCCGGTCGATGTCGCACAGACGCAATGCCCGAGCCTCGCCCTGGCGAATACCTGTTTCTGCCTGCAGCCATGCGATAGCCTGGTTGCGGATTGTCTCACCTTCCAGGCCATGCTGCAGGATCGAGCGCACAGTATCAGCCTGCACCATAGGGGCGATCTTGTCCTCTACCTCGCGGCCCTTGTATGTGAATTTTTCCAGGGTTAATGGATTGATAGAAATGTAACCACGATTCAGTGCGTAGCTGAAAAAATGCTTGGCATGGTTCCACCACGCACGGCAAGTCTGCTCCGAATGTGAGTTGGACACGATCCCAATCTTGATTGCTTGCAACAGTGGATCTCTGTTTTCGGCTACGAACACAGCTTTCATATCGATGTCGGCAAGAGGCTTGCCATCGATCTTGATCTTCAACACGCGGCTGTCGATCACGCGCTTGCAGTTGCTGTAACTATCCGCGCCGATCTCTTGCAGCGCATCGCGCCGGTTCTTCTGATACTTGTCAAATTCTTCAGCAACAAAAGAGCCGGTGATAGTTTTGTCGGCTGGTTTCTCTAGCAGGTTGAGCGTGTGCTTCGCCTGCAATTCGTCAGCAGCTTTGCTGGCTTCTTTTTGTGACGCAAAATTTCCATAGCGGTCACTGAGGCCAATACGGCGACCATCAATTACCCACTTGTTTCTGTCTTTTATAAACCTAACTTTTAACGATTTCATAACTGTCTCCCAAACACTTACA